CTGTACATACAATTCCTGCCTTTAGAATGGCATCCTGAACAGTATTTGGGATACCTGTGAGGGTAAAGGATATGGATGCCCTTGCTGCCCTTCTGGAGAGGGGAACATAACCAATGTTTCTTGCTAATGAGACAACATTCTCTCTTAATGTTGCCCCATCCAAGAATGCCTCATTGGCAACCATATTGGTATTATAGGAAACCAAATAGGAATTATAGGCTAAGATATCAATTAAGATAGAAAGGTTTGAACCTTCAAAGTCAAAGTCAGTGAAGGTTGAGTTTGCTCTCAGGTAATCTTTAATAGATGTCTTAATCTGGTCAAAATCCAGATTTGTAAACTGTGTAAATGCCATTAGTACCTTGTTGGTTGTAATATAAAGGAAATTGCTTGTGTTGGAACTGGCAGACCTACTATGTCATAGACTATGCTAACATTCAATTCATTATCATCTATCAATAATTCCACATTAACTGACCTCAAATTAACTCTAGGTTCAAAGTTATTGATTAATATTGTGATTTCTTCTTGAATTGGATCAACCAAATCAGAATTTGCTAATTCAAACAGATATCCTTCAACATTAGAACCTAATAAAGAGTTAAAAAATCTTTCGCCAATTTTAGTTCTGACTAAATTGACCACTGATCTTTTAATAGCATCCTCATTTTTAAGCACAGCAATGTCATTTGTAACAGGATGTCTTAAAAATGACAAACTGATATCTTTGAATGATCTGGATACATTCTGTACAGGCACTTTACACCAGTAAATAGGTTATATTTATTTATTGTGGTTTGCCATATGTTGGCTCAGTACCATATTCCCAATCATCATAGTCCTCATCATTACGAATTTTCTGATGAAGTTCTGTTTGCTCCTTTAAAAGATGTCTTTTTCCAATGTCATCATGCATAATTTCTTGAATTGTTCTCTTTTCAATGTTTGCATTGTAATCAGTGACTAAATTTGTGGTCCCCCACATTTGATACATGTAATTTTTGTCTCTATCTACAGGTAAGTTTGACATAAATTTACTAATTCTAGTGTGAATTAGAACTTTTTAAGGGGTTGCTATCCCTTAATCAATATAAAATCCCTTTCTTAGATAGTCTCCATCCTTAACATATCTATAATTGGTTGTTTCTTGCTCAATTTCCTCATCCCAGATAGGGTATGCAATACTATTTCCGTATCTAAAATCAGGATTTTGTCTAAAATGAACCTCTACTAACTTATTTCCAATGAACTCGCAGTTAATCCACTCATAGTTTCCGCTTAAATTGTTCAAAATTTCAGGAAATTCTACTTCCTTATCAATTTTTTCCCACTTTAACCACTTATAGAGCGGATCTGTTGGATGCCTTTCACCCTTTACAACTAGTTTACTCTCTTTATGGTAGAAATCAACACTAAGATGCTCTCCATGAAACACTTCACACCAAAATTCTGATGGATGAAAGTGATCTGTATATCCATCAATCCACTCTATTCTAGCATGTCGTCCCATTCCTAGGAGGTTGAAGATAGGTCTGACTACATAATACCCCTTACGTGAAACAGGCACCCCTGTAGGTCCACAGAGATGCCCAGATTTCTTTGCAATGATTAGTTTATTATAAACCCAAAGGTCATCCTCATGTATAATTGCCCACTCATCTTTAGAGTCTAGACAATACATAAGAACAACCCTTCTTGGTTTATTTAGTTTCCTTGACCTCTATATCTTTTCTTTGCACCATTTCTAGAAGTTGCAGAAAGATTAGTATTTTTAGAACGACCCTGACGAGTTGTCTTGGGTTTTGATTCAATCTTCTGACCACCAGTGAGAGAAGGACGCTTTGCCATAATTTTTAATCCTCAATACTTACTAATTCTACCATAATGTCCTCTGGTTTGGGAACCCCTGTCTCATAATATTGTTGAGACAGTTCATCCATTACCTCAAACATATTTTCTTCTGTTAAATCTTTGTAAATGATTCTTCCTTCACAAAGAATATTATATAATTCTTGTTTTTTCATGTCCTACTCTAATTTTTGGATGACACCAAATTTCAAAGTCACATTTACGAATTGCATCAAGACAGAATGATACATCTTCACCACACATATCTTGAACCTCACCAGAATCAAAGACTTGCATCTGAGGAGCAAACCAAGGATACTTCATTTCAGGATGCTCAAACACACCTTTCTTAATCAGTACCCAACCAAATCCAGTATAATCAACAGTGAATGGTTTCTTTCTATTAGAGATAGTATCAACCATCTCATGATTCATGACACCACCATTGTTCTTGAAATCATCTTCATCCAACCAATGAGCAACTGAAGTAGTTCTACCATCCTCTGTTGCATACCAACCACAAGCAATGTCCTTATCCATCTGTACCAGTCCCCAGAAGGCATCAGCATTGAATACAATGTCACTATCAATCCAGAGTTGATAATCATACTCCAGACGTCCTTGCCAAGGAATTTGATCTGGTCCTGCAAGAACATTGGCACCAAGTACCTTACATCTTGCAAAGTTCACCATTGAACTATAATCTTGTGAGATTTGAATACTGGCACCTGTTTGAACTAAATCAAAACAAAGTTGCACAAAGTTCTTCAAAAAGATATATGATACCCCACGTCCTGGTAAACAAAATACAATTTTCTTACCCCTAATGCGTTCCTTACACTCCTCAAGATTATAAAGGGGTTCTTCTACATCTTCAGGAGGATTCTTTGCCTTTACTGTAAATCCTTTTGCCATAAAATTTTCAATGTTTGATATACACGTGTATCAAGTCAATGATACTACCTTATTTATTCTGAGTCAATACCCCTATTGTAAGAGATTAACCGCCCAACACAATACTTAATCTATAAGATCTTCCAATTCTTTCATAGTATCCTCTGTAAAAGGTATTGTTTCTACCTTACCAGATTCAATATCTTCAACCATCTGTTGCAGATATTCCAGAAACTCCCTGGGATAAGTATTGTCCTCACCAAGTGACACCCAGAACCATTCTAGACATTCTGTGTAAGGGTCATCACTAGGAAGGAGTGCATAATCCTTATAATTGTCTGTCATTAAATCAGACCATATTCTATATGCCCCTCTGATAGATTGCCACCCACTCATCCAACAATGACCAATCCAATACTCAAACCAATTCATTTTCCTGCCTTCTTACGATTGGCAAATTGTAGATATGTCTCACCTGGCATTAATCTTTTACTATAATCTGGTTTCTTCTGTACTGATGTATCCTCTCCACGATCTTCTTTTGCTCTCATCTTATTTGCAGGTCCACTGATCCTACGATCCTTCTTAGGATCTGGATGCCACCAATCCCCTGCCTCATCTAAAAATTCTTGGAAAGTCTTCATTGTTCGTTTTTTAGATATTTATTTTTTAGTATCACAAACTCTTCTACTTGGAAATCCGTAGATAATCCTGCACTAATCATCTGGGAAATGTCTGTGAGTGTCTTTTGACATTCATTCAAAGTTCCCTCACAAAATACCCTGTCCCTTGCAATTAACCTATATGTCATTTTTTACCCTGGGAAATTTTTTTACGAATATGGGATTTAAGTATATTTAAGGTTTCTCTCAGACAACTTACAATATATTCGATCTCATCTAAAGGACTTATACTTGTTCCCCACCCCCTCTCATAGAGCAACCTTACAGGCATTTTTTGACCCCAAAAAATTTTTTTTAACACTTGATATCACTCACTCGATTTGTCACCTCTGTAGGTTGGATAGGACCCTTTTTCTTATAACCGCATTACAATATAATATAATACAACAACCCCCGATATAACTGTCGATGGACGAATCGGAATTACTGCCTATAATTATACACGAACAATCAAAGACTGTCAAGTATAATAACCTGTGGAAAACTTTAACACTTTTTCCACAACCCTGTGGAAAACTATTGTACTTTTTCCACAACCCTGTGGAAAACTATGAGTGACTGTTAGTATCACATAGTGGCACATATAACGAATTGATTAACACCGAACGATTAAAAATCCCCCGGAAGGCACGAGAATACAACGAAACGATCAGATATACCTAATACGAAATTAAACACGATTGTAGACGATTGTAGATGCCTCTCAGTGATTTACAGTATCACGAAACGACTGTTGTATTGTAAACGTGAAAATGGACGATATAGGGGGTGTCCTGT